ATCAGACATAGCCCTGTATGTATTTGGTGATGTTACTGCTCCCGACTTATATCTAATAAAAATACGAGTATGATTAGTATATCTATTATCTGAATCCATTGTTATTTGGACGGGTCCATAAAATCCTCTAAAAAGTGAAACTGGATTTTGATTGTAAAACGGGACCTTAACAAAAGGAACAGGTATACTAGAAACGGGTGGATTGACAAAATTGAGCCCAGAACCATCCTGGTAAGAGTTTGTAGAACTAATATAATTCGTGGATAAATCATGAGGCACGTTGTTAGCAGGATCATTAATTACTAACATACGAGTGTCTGTGTTACCATAATTTTCAGTTAATACCATAACTCCACCACGATACAAAGCATAGGCAGCACCAAAATAAGACCAAGCATCAGGTCTTGCAAACGTACTATTTTGGAGAGCTCCGCCAGCTGCAGCAGGACTATAACCATGTTTAATCCAAGGAACAAATGACCAAAATCCCGAAGCAGGACTGGAAACATTCCGATAATTATGAAATCTTTGTAAATATTGTCTAATCGAAGTAATCTTCTCACCCATACACAATGCAGTAGGTTGATCATTCTCATGTGGTAATTCATAACCACCTAGCACTCCAGAAGAAATCTCACACATTGACTGTGCCGTAGGACAAATAGGACTTTGCCCAAGTTGCTTTGGTACAGCAACTTCAAAATTATCACCACCACATACTTCAACCAAAATATCAATATTCTGAGCTACTTGATCAGTAGCTCTCAATAAATTTTGAACAACTAAATAAACTGCTCCACCTTGATTAAATTGATTCCACATATCAGGATACAAATATGGAATAGTATATTCAAATATATTACCTTCACGAATATCAATAATCTCTCTAATACAGTATTGAGAATTGGTGGTAGTAACGGTTGAAGAACCACTTAATGAACTAGTGTTACCAGGTACAAATAATAATATAAGTCTTCCAGAATGAAACTGTGTCTTAAGAACTCTAAATCTTAATTTAATGTCTCCTCTCCAATAGCTGAAGGGTTGAGCAACAAAATAGACAGGAGTAGGATAAACAACATTATTAGTAGTACCAATGGAATTACCGGTTGAAGCAAAAGCTGCAGGATGTATATCAGTTTTAAAAACTGCTGTATCAACTGCAGTGCTAGTAGCCCAATTTGCAGTCTTATAATAACTCCAGCGTGATGAAATGAAACGAACACTCATCTCATCAAATTCTGTAACCGTACTCTCATCAGTATGGACAATAGCGTTATCTGAATTCATACCCAACACATAAGCGTGTCTTGGTTGATCACAATTATTCCAATACTGTCTATCTAACTGTTGTATGGACATCTGAATATTAGAAAGTACTGGTGTTGAAAATCCAAAGAAAGCAGCAGGAGCGTCAACCATTCTACCCATCCATTTTAAAGGCGTAGAAAAAGTACTAAGTAAAGGGATTTGAGATGTCAACTCCCCAACACTATCAAGTATTCTTCCAGTAACACTAACATTTTTAACGCCTTCACCAGCATTTCTCTTCTCTTTGTCAGCAATACCAGCGACACTTTTAGTGCTGGAGTACGTTTTACTTTGGGCAGTTGGGAAAGCAGGACCCATCAATTCAACATTATGGCATGATATGTAAATCGAGACTTCAAAATCAGTGGAAGTCGAGGCAGCTCCTGTTTTAAAAGCACCAAATCCTGTCAAATATAGGGTTCCCATATTATATATATTAAGCTTATTGTTCTGAAGTAAATTGAAGAATCGAGCAGGGTAACAAAATGGGATATACAAATCACCTTCGGTATCACAATTAATATCCATCACAACTCTTTGCTGCTGAGATTTTAGAATAAGATCAGCATTCCACATATCTCTTTCATTAGACATACTCCCAGTAAAAGGAACAAATCTAAGCATGACAGCTCCCTGTTGAAATGGTTGAGCATTTAAAATGCATTTGACGTTAAAGTCACAGCGCATACCGAGGAAACCTACCAATTTACTAGAATAAATTCCAAAGCCTCCTGTTAACGTTCCAGCACTATAATATCCTGTCAATCCATCGGGCAGCGAGATATTAAAAACATCAGCGTTTTGTGCTGGACTAATATTGGATCTATAGACCTGAACAGGTCTAGCTAAGAAAGACTTGATGTCTTCGACTTGACTGCCAACCATGGAGTCTACAAATGCCCCAAATGGCTTAGAAGGAGGTTTTAAAGGTTCAGACTTTACAACCGCACCGCTGGAAACGAACTCAACGATGTGCTGATCTGGTACCTTTTCTGAAATATTTGATTGTCTTTGTGCTTCGTTTATTTCTGTTGTATCCATACTTGTTAAAAATTTATTTGAGGTTAAAACAACAACACCCGATTCAGCAGATGGTAACTCAAATTCTGAATCAATTTCACTATCAAAATATAAATCTTCAACCTCAGGAAGAAGGTCTAATGTGTCATATTGACGCGCACTGTTTGTTTTAAGGGCAAAACTATGTTCAATTATGATTGGAAATTTGCAATTTCTCTCATCCGCTATCTTAGAGAGACTTCGCAATATACTATCATATTTAGATTTTCCGTGATAAGATAGTTCCCACATAAATTTTTGATAATTTGTAAAACTAATATCAGTATCATTCGACTTAGTATAATAAAGCATTTTCAACATTGATTTAAAAGCTAAGGGTGCAACAACCCTACCCAAGCTTTTTGACCATACGAATTTTCTCTTCAAAAATTCCACTTCACCATACGACATATATCTACAAGCATTGTCCTTATCTATACCAGTCATTGTGTAACCAAAATCTTTCATTATCTGTTGTACTCTAACAGGGTTGTAAACTTCACTAACAACACCGCCCATGAATTCTTTGTCTGAAACTGACCTCGTTCCATCATCACCCAAGGTTATTAAAACTACAAAAGTAGTAAAATAGCCAATAGCATGACAGCCATAAATTACACAAAAACACATCCTGAACAAAACGATTTGTACATGGCAATTCATCAATGCGGTTAAAGGATTACCTGAAGGCATACCCAAAACCCACATTACAACACAAAACTTGTCCATAACATGAAGTGAAAAACAAATACCATACATGAGAAAGAAAATAGCCTTCCTAGATACTTCGTCATATGAGCCATGAAGTTCAAAGGCAAGTCCTTCAGCTATAGCACCCATAATTTCTGGATTAGCATCAGTATCGTAT